AAGGCTACGAAGAGATCGTCTTGTTCTTTGACAACGATGATGTCGGTAAAGCAGCAGCAGAAGAGGCAGCTTCAATAATTCCACCTGGCAAAGTAAAGATTGCCAAGTTGGATCCTCAGTTCAAAGATGCCTCTGACGCACTTCAAGCTAACCAAGCAGAGGAAGTACGTAAGGCCATTTGGAACGCTGAGCCATGGGCACCTGGGGGAATTGTCGCTGGGCAAGATCTCCTATCAGTCATCACCACACCTAACCCACCTTGCATCCATGAATATCCCTACGTTGGACTCCAAAGGAAGCTTCACGGGATCAGGTACGGTGAACTTGTTACGATTACTTCGGGCTCTGGACAAGGAAAGTCATCGATTTGTCGGGAGTTGGCAAATCACCTTCTCGGAAACAACGAGCGGGTTGGTTATCTGGCACTTGAAGAATCGAACCGAAGAACTGCCCTTGGACTTATGTCGTCGTGCCTTGGAAAAGCTTTCCATATTGGAGAGCATTCAGCCGACGAGTTACGTTTCGCGTATGATCAAACCCTTGCGAAATGGAACCTATTCCTCTTCGATGGCTTTGGCTCCTATGACCCAGATGTGATCTACAACAGGGTTGAATACCTAGCCCTTGGTCTTGACGTAAAGATCATCTTCCTTGATCACTTGTCGATCCTGCTTTCAGGCCTTGACGGTGATGAGCGTCGAATGATCGATCAGACCATGACCAAGCTACGTAGCCTTGTGGAGCGGACTGGAATCACCATGTTCCTTGTTTCCCACCTACGTCGCTCAGGAGGGGATCAGAACCATGAGGAAGGGGCCAGGGTGACACTTGGACAGTTGAGAGGCTCAGCAGCCATCGCTCAATTGTCTGACACAGTGATCGCCCTAGAACGTAACCAGCAGAACGACACTGGCACCACTGTTCGTATTCTAAAGAATCGATATACAGGGGAAGTGGGTGTTGCTTGCAAGCTTGAATACGATCTACAAACTTGTCGTTATCGTGAGGTTCCAGAGGACATTAACTACTTTGAGCAGGAGGATTTTTAATGAAGCTGGTCTTTGACATTGAGACCAATGGCTTGTATTTTGATCTAACTCAGATTCATTGTGTTGTTATCCAAGACCTTGGTTCTGGTGAGATTACTGTCTATAACGACGAGGGTAATCGAGCTAGTATTACTCAAGCTGCAACCTTTATTGATGGGGCTGACCTTCTTATCGGCCACAATATAATTGGTTACGACATGCCAGTCATGAGGAAGTTCTTTCCCTTCCTAGATGGCTCAGGCAAGATGCTCGATACCCTTGTCCTATCAAGACTTCGATATCCCAATCTCATCCTCCTAGACAAAGCTAAGCCGAGTGTAGGTATGCCTGAGAAGCTTCACGGAAGACATTCTCTTGAGGCATGGGGTTATCGCTTGAGTAATAACAAAGGCTCTTTTGCTAAGGCAACGAACTGGCAAGAATGGTCTCCTGAAATGGAAGACTATTGCATTCAAGATGTCAAACTCACCAACCATCTATGGTCCCACTTCCACCAAACTTGGCCTGGATTGCCTTAGAGATGAGGGTTCAAGAGATCCTCACTGAACAGGAGATCTACGGTTGGTCGTTCAATCAAGTTGAGGCTCAGTTCCTAGAAGGAGAACTTCGTAGTGAACTAGAAATCCTTTACCAAGAGACGACACAAAGATTTCCTTACATCCCTGGTGAAGTCTTTACTCCAAAGGTAAAGAATGCAACTAGGGGTTATGTAAAAGATGCTCCCTTTACCAAGCTGATTGATTTCAACCCTACTAGCCGAGAGCACATCGCTCATGTCTTGCAGACCTTCGATGGGTGGAAACCCACTAAGAAGACTGAGACCCAAAAGGTAGTGGTTGATGAAGTCACCTTGAATGAGCATGGAACTCCCTTGGCTCTAAAGTTCTATCGAATGCTAGAGCTAACTAAACATCTAGGAATGCTATCGGAAGGTGCTAATGCGTGGCTTAAGTTGGTACGTAATGGAAGGGTTCACCACCATTGCTCAGTCGCTACAGCAACGCATAGGGCAGCGCATCGTAACCCCAATTTGGGGCAAGTTCCCTCAGACCTACGTTTCAGAAAGCTCTTTACAGCTTCACCCGAAATGGTCATGGTTGGTGCTGATCTTAGTGGCATTGAACTCAGGATGTTCGCCCATTACCTCGCCAGGTTCGATGATGGACGTTACGCCGACATCCTTCTCAATGGCGACATACATCAGGTCAACGCAGACAAGATCGGAATTGGTAGGCGAGAGGTGAAGACCATCACTTACGCCTTTCTCTATGGTGCTGGTGATCAGAAGATTGGTTGGTCCTATGACCCCCAGCTTCCACCAACTAAAGCCAGGGAAAAGGGTAAGGAGATCCGACAAGCCTTCATGAATGCTATCGATGGCCTAGAGCAATTCGTCAAGGCTGTAAAGGCTAAGGCTGAATCCTTTGGTTACATCAACTCCATTGACGGTCGTCAGATCCTAGTTGAATCCCCTCATAAGGCATTGAACTATCTTCTGCAATCAGGAGCTACCGTCATTGCTAAACGTTGGATGGTGATTGTCAATGATTGGATCAAGGAACGAAACCTCGATGCCCATCAATTGGCCTTCATCCACGACGAGTTGCAATTTGACTGTGAGCCCCAGCATTCAGACGACCTAGCCCTACTCCTGGGCCTAGCTGCTGAGGATGCAGGAAGGGCTTACCAACTTCGTATCCCGATTGCTGCTGAGTCAAAGATTGGTTCCGACTGGTCCGCTGTCCATTAATTCCACTCAACAAGTAAAAAATGGCTAAACCCAAGGGCTCGATGAACAAGGTGACGCATGTCCCTGGCCCTCCCAAGCTCACCCGTCAAGGGCAAGGGCAACGTTCTAAACCCAACCATGGTCGGAAGCAAACGCGAGGTCAAGGTAAATGATCGTCAGGATTGACTGTGACTACCTTGTCTATAAAAGTGCCGTCTGCTGTGAATACGACGTTGATTATGGTGATGATCTGATTGTCGTTCAAAGTCGGTTCTCTGAGGTGCAATCTTTAATCACCAACGAGATCAAGAAGATTTGTGCAACCCTTGAAACTAAACAAGACGACGTTGTACTTTACTTCTCCGACTCCAAGAACTTCCGTAAGATCCTTTACCCCGACTACAAGGGGCATCGTAACCGTAAGAAGCCTTGTGGTTACAAGCGAGCTATCAACTGGCTCCGGGAGCATTACCAAGTTGTCTCGATGCCTTATCTAGAGGCTGACGACGCCTTGGGTATTGATGCCACCAAGGATCAAGACAATACTTCAATCATTGTCTCCCCTGATAAAGACCTTAGGCAAATCCCTGGTCGTCTCTATGACTTCAATGAAGTTGTGAACGTAACGCCAGAGGAAGGTACTAGGTGGCATTTGATTCAAACCTTGGCAGGTGATCAAACAGATGGCTACCCAGGCTGCCCTGGCATAGGTGTCAAAAAGGCAGAATCTCTCTTCAATAAATATGGGGAGAATTGGAAGACAGTTGTCAAAGCATTTGAATCTGCTGGATTGACTGAAGAGAACGCTCTACTTAACGCTCGCCTTGCACGTATCCTCCAACACACAGATTATGACTTCGTCGCCAACACCTTCATTCCCTGGAGCCCCACCACCGCCAACGTTTGAGTTGACCCTTGAGCAACGATTGGCAATTAGCAAGATGGAAGTCTTTCTTCCTAAAGCTGATAAGGAAACGCTTGTCCAATTGCTCGTAGCACTTCAAACCCAAGCTTTTTGTCTTGGTAATAACGTCACTCAACTCGTCAAACAATGGCCCAAAGCAACTCCACCAGTCGCGGTCCTTCTTACTACAAAAGAGGAAGCATCGAAGTTTGGGATTTCATCCGAGATCAACGACTGAACTATCACCTAGGTAATGCCGTGAAGTATATCTGCCGCGCAGGATACAAGGACGACGCAATCACTGATCTTCGTAAAGCCATCCATTACCTTGAAGATGAACTCCACCATGTCCAACAACTCTACGATCAACTCCAGCAGCCTGAACTCCAGCAACCAAACCTGTCAAGAGCAAAGCCTTCTGAATCAGGCGAGGATGTTTCGGAATGCTATGGGTCAGCCGATGAATTCGACAGATGATCAAATCCTGTCGATGCAAGAACGGTTGATTGATGAAGAGGCAGATGAATTCCAAAAGGCTGTAATCCACGAACAGCTTGGAGACCCTACAGAAAACGTCCTCAAAGAGTTGTGCGATCTAGTCTTTGTTTGTTATCAATATGCCGCCTGTAGAGGTTGGGATCTTGATGAAGCAATGCATAGGGTCTTTCTTTCCAACATGAGCAAACTGGTCAACGGTAAGCCCATGCGTAGAGCAGATGGAAAAATTCTCAAAGGGCCTAATTATGAAGAGCCCATGCTACTTGATCTTGTCTAATTAACCTTTCAACTTTTACCTTCACCAATGGCTCGTCAACTGATCACACGTACTGGTCGTGTTCAATCTTGGATCGATAATCCCCAATCCCGTCTTCCTGTTTCCTGTACTGTCTTCGTGGTAGAGGATTCGATGGAGGGGCCTGATGGTATTGAGGCTTCGTGGAGGTTTGTATCTCATGCCCTTCGTAATGGTGCGGGTGTAGCTGTCCATTTGTCGAAGCTTCGGGCTAAAGGTGCTGACAACGGTAAGGGCCTGGTCTCGTCTGGTCCTGTCTCCTTTGCTCGTATTTACTCTGCCCTGAACGAGACTCTTCGTCGCGGTGGGGTTTACAAGAATGGAGCCGTGGTCTGCCACCTTGACCTCGACCATCCTGACATCCTTGAGTTTGTCACTGCTAGTCGCTCGGACCTTGCATGGGTGAAGCGTTGTGTTGACCTTCTCCCTGAGATGTGGGAAGCAGCTACTGATGAAGTGAAGCAAGCCATCCTCGATGGAATCAAACGAGGTGACATTTGGCTGAACAAGATCCGCTTCGATCAAGACAACCAACGGATCTACGGTAACGTCTGCCTTGAGGTCTACCTGCCCCATCGTGGTACGTGTCTCCTGCAGCATGTCAACCTGGGGCAATGTGAGGTTCCAAACCTTGTAGCTGCCTTTGTCATGGGGATGAATGAGCTTTGTAATCTTCATGCCAAGACTGGGGTTGGTTCCACGGGTGAATACCTGAAACCTGAGATCGACCGTCAAGTTGGTCTAGGTGTCCTTGGTTTGGCTAACTTCCTTGCCCGTGAGAAGGTGACGTATGAGCAATTTGGTAATGCCTTAGAGCTTCTCAACTCTGGTGACATGACGGGTGTTTCCTGGGCTGATGAAATTGCCTTTGCCTTTAAGGCTGCTATTGACTCGGCTGCTGAGATTGCCCGTAAGCATCAAATGTCCAGGGCCTTTGCCATCGCTCCTACGGCCTCGTGCAGCTACAAGAGCCAAGACCTTGAGGGTAATACCTGCACCCCTGAGATCATGCCCCCTATTGCCCGTCTGGTGGACCGTGACAGCGACACGTTTGGTGTTCAGGCCTATGACTACGGCAACGTAGAGATTGCGTCTGAGGTGGGCTGGGAAGCCTTTAAGAAGGTTGCTGATAACCTCCTGATCCTCTTTCAAGAAACTGGCCTCTTTCATGGCTATAGCTTTAACTCATGGAGTGATGTTGTCACCTATGACAATGACTTCATTCTCAATTGGCTTGATTCGCCACAAACCTCCCTTTACTACTCGCTTCAGGTAATGCCTGACACTCAAAACAAGACTGATGCCTTGGCTGCATTGTCGGAAGATTATCGTGATCTCTTCGGCTTTGGTGGTCTGGATACGTCGAAGTTTGAAGATGACGAGGAAGTAAGTGGATTCTGCCCATCTTCTTGTACCTCTTGTGCCGAATGAAACCCTCCCCGTATCAACAAGTTATCTCCCGTAAAAGGAAATGGACTCCTGTAGCCGTTAGGCCTGGGCGTCTGGTAGATGGTTCTGAAGAGGCCATGTATCGAGCTTTGGCCTTACGTAATCTTGAACTTCCTGTTGCCACTTTCCTTCAGGATGGTCTAGAGAAGGAACTACCTAAGACTCAAGGTGTTGTTGAAGCCTTGCATTCCAACATCCTTGATGAAGAACGACACGACCAAGCTTTGAGTTATGTCATTGATGCCCATGGTATTGATGATAAAGCTGAGGCTGAATCCAAGCGAATCTTGCAAGCCTGGATGGATAGCCCTGAGCATCCGATTCTTAAAGCAGCAATCCTTGAACGTAGTGTCTTCTTCGTCCTCCTCCCCTTCTATCGATTCAACGGAGACATCGGAATCCGTACCACTGCAGCAGACATCAGTCGAGATGAGCAAGCCCATGTTGCCATCCACTCAATGGTCTGCTCAGAGCTTGGCCTGCAGTCCACACCAAGCCTCAATCGCCTTCGTCGAGCGACTGTGGGATGGGTGATGGATGGTTTGAAATCCACCACTAACAAATATCTAAACCTTGATTTCTGGATCAGTCAATCTGATTCTCTTTATTATCAAGGTAAAGCTCCTGGGTTGAGTGATACCCAACGTGCTCGGATGCCTGCATTCTTTGAAGCATCCAACACTGACCTCCCTCAGTATGCCTAACCAACCTCCTGATCTTGATCATATCCTCCAGCATTTGAAGCAAAGCACTTTAGGTCTTACACCTAGATCTTTGTTGAATGAACTGGAGGATGTTTTTCCTGAACAATCCCCTGAGTTCGGTGAGTCCTATAACGACTTGCGATGGAGAGGTGGTCAACGAAGTGTCGTGAGGTGGATCAAAGACCGCATTGAAACCGATCAGGTAAATGGCTAAAAGTAATCAATCGTATATGGATCAAACCCTTGGCTTCTTCAAATCATCGAAGAGGGATAAGGTGCTTGACATCATTAATAATAGGACTAGCAGGCCATATAACATGAAGCCTGGTGAGTCCTTGAACCCTAAGGATGGGCTTGGTATTGTCCGTTATCAAGACGTACAAAGCAATAATCCAAAGAGCGGTTCCACCACCAGTCGTATCCCGATCTACGGAAAGGTTCAAAGTACCCCTGCTCCTCAAGCACCAGCTGCACCTAAACCAGTCTCTGACCCTACCCCTCAAGCACCTCGTATTGATGCTGGTACTGATAGCACCGCTGGCGGCGTACCTGCTCTTACGATCCCTGGTGTGGACGTTCGACTTATGGGTGAGCAAATAGGCATCAAGGCTAAACGTTCTAAAGCACGTATGGCAGGGATGATTAATAAGGGTGCATCTCGTCTGACGATTCCTCGTTCCTCTGGGGCATCTACTCTTAACATTGCATAAACATAATGGCAGCACGTAGTAGGTATGACTTTCTGACTTCATACCGTACCCAATTTCTTAACGTAGCTGTTCAATGCTCTAAACTTACCCTGCCCTATCTCATTCAAGATGATGAGCTTAGCGGTAAGTCTTCTACTAAAACCCTCATCACACCTTGGCAAAGTGTAGGAGCTAAGGGAGTTGTGACGTTGGCATCTAAATTGATGCTTGCTCTACTGCCTCCCCAGACTAGCTTCTTCAAATTGCAACTTGATGATTCTAAACTTGGTCAGGAATTTACTCCTGAAGTTCGCTCTGAGCTAGACACTAGCTTTGCAAAGCTTGAACGACAAGTGATGGAATCTATTGCTGCCTCTAGTGATAGGGTTGTTGTCCATCAGGCTCTAAAGCATCTTGTCGTAGGTGGCAATGGCTTGGTCTTTATGGCAAAGGAAGGTCTTAAGTTTTACCCATTGAACCGATACGTTGTAGATCGTGATGGTAACGGTAACGTCATTGAGATCGTAACCAAAGAACGTATCAGTCGTAAGCTTCTTCCACCAACTGTCATCCAACAGATCTCTGACGACCCGAACAAACCAGGGCACGATGGAGGTATGGATGCTAACGATGATGAAGTTGATGTCTTCACCCATGTCTATCAATCTGATGGTCGATGGAAATGGCATCAAGAGGTCTTTGATAAAGTCATCATCGAGACTAAAGGTAACGCCCCTCTTAACTCGTCCCCCTGGCTCGTCCTTCGCTTCAATACGGTGGATGGCGAATGCTATGGCCGTGGTCGAGTCGAAGAGTTCCTAGGCGATCTACGGTCCCTAGAGGCTTTGATGCAGGCTCTTGTCGAGGGTTCTGCAGTGGCAGCTAAAGTCCTCTTCCTCCTTAACCCAGGCTCTACCACTAAACCATCTTCCGTATCCTCTGCCCCTAACGGTGGCATCATTCAGGGTAAAGATGGTGATCTAGTGCCTGTCCAAGTGGGTAAGGCCATGGACTTCAGGACTGCCTCCGACATGGCAGCAACCCTTGAACGTCGAATCAATGAAGGGATGCTTGTCCTAAGTGTAAGGGCTTCAGAACGTACCACTGCTGAAGAAGTACGTATGACCCAGATGGAACTGGAGCAGCAGCTTGGGGGCCTATTCTCCCTCCTGACTGTTGAATTCCTTGTTCCATATCTGAACCGTAAGCTCAGCATTATGCAGCGTACTGGTGAGATCGTTCGTATTCCTAAGGGACTCGTTCGACCAACTATTGTCGCTGGTATTAATGCCTTGGGTCGAGGGCAGGATCGGGAATCTCTCGTGAACTTCCTGACCACCTTGACTCAAACCATGGGGCCTGAAGCAATTCAAGGTCTTATTGATCCTTTGGAATTCACCAAACGACTAGCTGCTGCTCAAGGTATCGATGTCTTGAACCTTGTGAAAACTCAACAGCAAGTCGAGCAACAGAAACAAGAGGGGATTGAGATGCAGAAACAAATGTCTCTCACTAACCAAACTGCTGCTTTGGCTGGTACGCCATTGATGGACCCCACCAAAAATCAACAACTAGCTAATCAAATCAGTGGACAAACAGATCCCCAGCAAGCCAGTCAGGGCCAAACGGACCAGCTTCCAACCGCTCCCGTCTGAACCTCAAGCTCCCTCAACTGATGAGGAAGTGGAGAATAAATATGCTCGGAAGGTAAAGATTGGTAGACCTACTATCGGCGCACCTAATCGAGTTGAAACCATTGGCCTTAACGGTCTTCGCGTAATTACCACCAAAGGTTATGAATCTGACGTACGACCCCAGCAATGATCCTGATGCTATTGCAGATGCAGAGGCACGTGATGCTGAAACTCTTGCAATTGGACAGGAACTAGAAGACCAACAGAATGCCCTTCTGGCTGGTAAGTTCACAGATGCTGAAGAGCTGGAGAAGGCCTACATTGAACTCCAGAAGAAATTTAGCTCTCGCCAGAGTGATGACGCTGATGAGCCTGAAGCTGAGGCAGAAGAGGCTCCTGATGAAGAAGAGGCTGAACTTCCCGACGAACTGCAAGGGCTTTATTCTGAATTCACTGAATATGGTCAACTGACTCAAGAGACTGCAGAACGTCTTGGTGAGGAGTCTACTCAGATCATCGAGGAACTCTTTAATCAGCTTCAACAGGATCAGCCTAATACTGAGCTTTCTAACGAGGAAGTGGAATCTCTTCAAAGTATTGTTGGTGGTCCCTCTGAATACAACCAACTGGTTACGTGGGCTGCTGAGAACCTTTCTGAAGCTGAGCAAAATGCCTATGACAACGTGATGAACTCAGGTCAACCTGAAGCCATCTACTTTGCCATTCAGGCACTTAAGAGTAAATACGACAATAACGTTGGAGTCGACGGTGATCTGATTCAAGGTCGAGCACCTTCTAACAGTCGTGATGTATTCCGTAGCCAGGCTGAACTGGTCAGGGCTATGGAAGATCCTCGTTATGATAATGACCCTGCCTATCGTAACGATGTATTGAATAAGCTGGAACGATCTAACGACCTTAACTGGTAGTTTCAGCGTGTGATGGACGAGTAAGCAATATAAATGTTCTTCGCTTTTACCTCATGTCTTTTCTTTCTACGTTGACCCTTATTGCTCAAGTTGCCTCTTGGTATGGTGTTCCGTATCACGGTAGGCAGACTGCTTCTGGTGAAATCTACAACATGTATGCCTATACAGCAGCCCATCGATGGTATCCATTTGGTACTAAGTTGAAGGTTTGCCATAGGTCTTGTGTTGTCGTTCGTGTTAATGACCGTGGTCCCTTTGTCAATGGCAGAGAGATCGATTTAAGTCAAGCAGCAGCAGAAGCCATTGGGCTTAAGAGTCAAGGTATTGGAGAAGTGACCATCACACCTATTAACTAATCATGCCTGCTACAACCTATACCATTCCTCATAGTCGATATTCGGCTGAGTCTATTGTCACGGGTCTTTCGATCCCTGAACATGATTACATTTCCCTGAGCTACACGGGATCCAACCTTACGGGTGTCGTCTACAAACTCGGTGGTGCCTCCGGTCAAACGGTAGCAACTTTGGCTCTTACGTATGACGGTGGCGACAATCTTCTTACCATTACCAAGAGCTAAAGATGGGATATAAATTTAACCCCTTTACAGGGAACCTTGATCTTGAAGGGGCTGGTGGTGGAGGTGGTACTGGAGACATCACTGCTGTTGTTGCTGGTACTGGTCTCTCTGGTGGTGGTACAAGTGGTGGCGTCACACTGAACATTGCTAATACTGCTGTCACGGCAGGTAGCTACACCTACGGCTCATTCACCGTTGACGCCCAAGGCCGGATTACCAGCGCCAGCAATGGCACTGCTCCTGTCACTAGTGTTTCAGCTACAGGACCAATTAGCAGCAGCGGCGGCACCACGCCAACGATCAGCACCAGCATGGCGACCAACCGCCTGCTGGGACGCTCCACGGCGGGGGCAGGTGTTGCCGAGGAGATCAGCATTGGCAGTGGCCTGAGCCTCAGCGGTGGCACGTTGTCCAGCACGGGCGGTGGCGGCACCCCCGGCGGCAGCGACACCCAGATTCAGTTCAACGATGCGGGGGCGTTTGGCGGCGACGTTGACCTGACCTACAACAAGACGACCAACAAGCTCACGACAAAGGGTGACGTTGAGATCAATGATGGTGGCAGTTTCACCAGCACAATTCAATGTGTCAGTCCAACTGCCAACCGGACTATTTCGTTTCCTGATAGCACAGGTACGGTTGCACTCGTAGCTGGTAGCTCTGGGCAAGTAATCTTCAACAATGCTGGCGCATATGGTGGAGGTAATCTTGGCTATAACACAACCACAGGTGCATTTGGCTACCTGAATGGTACGGGTACTGTCACGCAGGCAACCAACAAAGCCACTGGCGTAACGCTTAATAGCCCTAGTGGTCAGATCACCTTGAATGGTGCTGCCCTTGCTGCTGATACTACTGTTAGTTTTACGTTGACTAATAGTTCAATTACAGCAAACGATGTCCTGATCCTTAATCATCTTAGCGGTGGCACGGCTGGATCCTATTTGCTCAATGCCCAATCTGCCGCTGGATCAGCCAGCATTAATGTCCGCAACATTACAGCGGGTTCCCTTAGTGAAGCTATTGTCATTGGCTTTGCTGTCATCAAAACACCGTAACAGTCATGGCACAATTTACAATTGAAATCCCCGATCAACTGCTGCCTGCTCTGGTAGTTGAGTTTGGTTTGGTGCAAGGCAGCACTAGTGCAACTACGCCTGAAGAATATTTTGAGGCAAGCATTGTAGAAACTGTTCGTCAACGGGCTGAGATCTACAAGGTTGGCCCCTACTACACCGGCCCTATTCCGCCCAAATTCAATGCCGATGGCACCCCTTATGTGCCCCCTGCGCCTGAACCTCCTGTAGTGGAGTCAGGAGTGGGGGAGTGATGGCGGGTTCGACGACATTGGTTCGAGCCCGCAACGCCGACGGCACCTACATAGCTGACGATCCCTCGACGCCTGACGTGGATGAGGCGTGGGTCGCCGTAGACAACGACACTACGACGGGAGGTGAGGTATGACGCTGATTGTGCGGCCTGGTTTCCAGTTCGACACTGACGCTTCGATGTACATCGAGGCCGTGGAGGTCGCTGATACGCAGACATTGGAAACCAACGTGCGCTATGCGATCAACAATTTTGTGATCGGATGCAAGAACGACGGTATCTGGAGCGCAATCAAGGTAAGCTGCATCCTCGCTGGAGCGCGAAAGAAGGAAGGTGCGTTTATTGATCTCAAGACTGGCACGCAACTTCTGACCAACAATAATTTTGTCGATGCAGATTACAACCGAAAAACAGGGCTCTATCCTGGAGCAACTAATTCAACAAAGTATCTAAACAGCAATAGGAATAACAACGCTGACCCGCAAAACAGCAAGCACATCAGCATCTATTGCAGCTCTGCATCGACTATTGCCGGCTTTTCTAGGCTTATCAATGCTGGAAACTCAGCGGGTGGCGATACTTACATTGTCACAAATAATACGATTGGGCTGGGGTATGTAGCTGCCGTCAATGATTCAGCAATAACGACACTCTCGATTGCTTCTTCTACTGCTGGATTTCTCTCATTAAATCGGAGCTCCTCCTCTTCCTTTGCTTTCAGAATGGCTGGAGTTACGGGGGTAGCCAACACCACAAGTACTACGCCTAGATCAGAAAACATTACCCTTTACCGAGGGCTGAATGATTCTCTTTACTCAAATCCACGGATCGCCTTCTACTCCATCGGTGAATCCCTCGACCTGGCCAAGCTCGACGCCCGAGTGACCGACCTCATCACCGCCATCGGAGCCGCTATACCATGACACCCACACAAGTTTTTAACACTACGACTGGTTTGGAGGTGACATCATGAGCCCTATTTATGTGCCGGGGAAGGTGGTGCTGGCGAAAAACTATGTCGCTGCTCTAGGTGGCGACGAGGTATTTGAGATCAACGTCAGTGGCACCAACTACCGCGTTCACAAATTTACAACTGTCGGCTCGGCCTTTCTTACTGTTTTCGGCAATTTAACCGTTGAATACCTAGTTGTCGCTGGCGGTGGTGGTGGCGGCAGCGGCTTCGGGGGTGGCGGCGGTGCTGGTGGCTACAGGACAGGCACTCTTTCGCTATCCGTTGGCTTGGCTTCCGTCACAGTTGGGGCTGCTGGCGCTGCTGCTGCATCCGCAAACCTAAGAGGTTCTGCTGGAGGAAATTCAATTTTTTCCACTATTACTGCCAATGGTGGCGGTGGTGGCGGCGGCGGAACTGGGGCAGAAACACCCGGTGGGTCTGGCGGATCTGGCGGTGGCGGTGGCGCGGCTGGGGCTGTCGGCGGCTCAGGTAACACCCCCTTAACTTCGCCGTCTCAAGGTAATAACGGTGCGGCGGGCCAAGCAGGTGTCAGAGGCGGTGGTGGCGGTGGCGCAGGCGCTGCTGGTTCAGGCAAAGATGGCGGCACTGGATCTTATAGTTCTATAACAGGTACATCTATTGGTTACGCAGGAGGCGGCGCAGCAAACTCAACAACAGGAATAGGCGTGGCAACTGAAGGTGGAGGGGGGATTGTTGGAGGGGTGCTCACTGCTGCAGCCGCAAACAAGGGTGGTGGCGGTGTCGGTGACGTTGGGCAGCCCGGCGGCAACGGCGGCTCCGGCATCGTCATCGTGAGGTACGCGATATGAACTACCACTACCCCGAAAACACTGCCACTACGATTGATTTGGAGGTGATGCTATGAGTTGGGTAATTACGGGCAGTCAAAAGGTCAACTGGGATCCTTCTCGGATCACTACAGCACTATGGCTGGATGCCGCTGACTCCAGCACGGTCCAGCTCGACAGTGGAGCCGTCAGCCAGTGGAATGACAAGAGTGGCAATGGGCGTCATGCGTCGCAAGGCACTGCAGGCAACCGTCCTGTCTACCAGGCATCTGCCAAAAACGGGCTTAGCGCAATACGGTTCACCGCTGCATCGGCTCACTTTTTGACTTCTGGCACTACGTCAACGTGGAACTTTCTGCACAACGGTACAGCGTCATCAGTTTTTATTGCCGCAAAGGTTGGAAACGTTGGCGACAACCCAAATGCTCAACTCACTTATTTAAGCACGGGTGGCGCGGGCAGTAACAACATTGGCTATTGGATTGCGTATGACGATGTTTCTTCGGTCTCAAGAAACAATGGCCTAGGCGTTAGGGTTGCTAAAGCACAAGATGGTGTCTATGCGTCCAATGACAATACAAACGACAAGATTTCTCCGGGAACGTATCATTTAATTAGCTCTTACATTGATGCCGATAACGCGACGGCCGCAAGTAGAGCAGTGCAAAGAGTTGACGGAAGTGCATCTTTTGGCAGTAACGTCAGCACTTCTCCTCCCTTGTCAAGTAACAGTACTTATGCGTTAACGATAGGGCGAGACTCAATTTCTGCCACCTTAGATTTTACGGGTGACATCTGCGAAATTCTGATCTTCAACACCCAACCAGGCACCACTGACCGTCAGAAGATTGAAGGCTATCTAGCCCACAAATGGGGCCTAACAGCCAACCTCCCTAGCGATCATCCATTTAAGACAGCAGTTCCAGTTCCCTAGGCACCCAGTAGTGTCCCCGTCTTCTATCGACCCTTGACCTCTTAAAAGGTTAGGGGTCTTTTGCTTATATAGATATGATGATAAATAAAAAGAAGAAGGCAGCATCCAATAAAAAGTTGATGATTGCTAATAAGCCTTCTTATGATCTGAACCAACCTTATGTTCCAGGGAAGCAAAGCTACGAGGGTATCCCTAACGCTTCTCCTGAAATGCTTCGTAGGCTTCAACAACGTAAAGTACGTAACCCTGGTGGACAGGAACTCCCTGGCTTCCTTAGGGGTGCTTGACATATAACCATTGCTCAGTTAGTGAGTCAACCGGGTGCAACTCCCGGCAATGGTCTTGGTTATGGCCCTGTACGCAGGATAACCGTAGCCGTCTTTATCGAGCAATCGATGTTTAATCTGACTACTGTTTATTAGTTCTGAGATCTCAGGAAGCGTTTATCTAACCCTCGTTTCCTTTAATGGCTAACCTTACTCAATCCGTAATCGGTACTCTTAACAAAGCTGTATCGAGCACTGCTGGTACTAATGCATACGACACTAAGTATGCAACTTACCTGAAGCTGTTTAGCGGCGAACTGTTCAAAGCTTATGAATCCGCTTGTATTGCCCGTGACACGGTGATGCGTCGGACTCTGCGCAATGGTAAGTCGCTTCAGTTTATCTTTACTGGCCGCATGTCGGCGTCTTATCATACACCTGGCAACCCTATCCTCGGAAGTGGGGATCCCCCGGTGGCTGAAAAGACCATCATTTGTGATGACCTTCTCGTCAGTTCTGCCTTTGTGTATGATCTCGATGAGACCCTGGCTCATTACTCCCTGCGTGGTGAGATCTCCAAAAAGATCGGTCATGCCCTTGCTGAGGCGTATGACAAAAAGATCTTCCGTATGGTCGCTAAGGCTGCACGGGAAGCTCACCCGATCACTGCTGCCCCTGGCCCTGAGCCCGGTGGTTCGGTGATCAAACTGGGTTCGGGCAAGCATTATGACGCCCAGGCCCTTGTGGATGCCTTCTTTGAAGCTGCGTCCATCATGGATGAAAAGAACCTGCCTAAGACTGATCGTTGTGCCATCCTGGCTCCGCGTCAATATTATGCGCTGGTTTCCCAAGTTGATACCAACATTCTGAACCGTGACTTTGGTAACAACCAAGGTTCCCTCAATTCGGGCTCTGGCCTGTATGAGATTGCTGGTATCAAGATCAAGACTTCCAACAACCTCCCCTTCCTGGCTGGTAACGTTGCCACCGTCACTGGTGAGAACAATGATTACTCTGGTGATTTCTCGACCCATGCTGGTCTGATTTATCACAAGGAAGCTGCTGGTGTGGTCGAGGCCATTGGTCCTCAAGTTCAGACCACCTCTGGTGATGTGAAGGTGATGTATCAAGGTGATCTGATTGTGGGTCGTCTTGCCATGGGTTGTGGCACCCTGAACCCTGCTGCTGCTATCGAACTGCAATCTGCTAACTGAGGCCAATGGCTATTCGTCAGCGTATTGCTAGTTTGTACAAGTCTGCCATCGCTAGTGAGACTTGGTATCCCTTCCCTGGGATTGAACTTGGTCGCCCTGGTAAGGTTGCCACCATCACCCTTGGTACTGCCACTGGTGATAATGGTACTTCGGGTGCTACTACTGTTTCCAATAAGGCCACGACCACTGATGGCAAAGGTTCTGGTCTGACGGTTGACATTACTGCTGCTGCTGGAGTTGTTACGGCTGTTGCCATTAACTCTGGTAATGCTGGTAGTGGTTATCGAATTGGGGACAAGATTACTGTTTCCGCTGCTGTAGCTGGTACTGGTACTCCAGTTGTCGGTTACGTGGCTACTCTTTCGTATTAATCATGGCTGTCTCTAGTGCTGCTGGTGTCTGCACCACGGATGCTAACCGTATTTCGGTTGCTAAGACCAAGAAAGGCTATGGCTCTGCTGTAGCTGATTCGGCTGTCAAGAGCGTGACCAAAGGTCTGCGTCTTGCCTATCCGAGTGTCGAGTGTAATATCACCGACGTTTGATCATTTAATAACCTGGGGCTCTTTAATGGGCCCCTTTCTTTTTATACAGGTTATGTCTCTTCCTACTATCCTTGCGGCTACCGAACTAGGCGCTATCAATCAAATTCTAGGAGCAGTAGGGCAGGCTCCTGTCACTACTCTCGACCTTTCTAACCCTGATGTATCGATTGCCTATCAGACATTGGTGGATGTGAATCGAGAAACCCAGGCTGAAGGGTGGGTGTTCAACCTAGAAAAGGAATACCCCTTTCTGCCTGATAACAATAATGAGATCCTTGTTCCTGCTAACGTCTTGAGTATTGACCTTTCTGATCTCTCGGAGAATAAAGGTTATCAGGTCATCACTCGGAATGGAAAGCTCTACGACAAGCTCAACCACACTTACACATGGCCTGCTGGTCAAACGTTGAAATGTGATGTGGTTTGGTTGTTTGACTTTGTAGATGTCCCTCAACCATTCAAGGATTACATCATTGCCAAGTCTTCAGTGATTGCCTCTACCAAGATGATTGGGGACACTGATCAATTTAAGCTTCTGAGAGATCGAGAGAATACGTGTAAGGCCATGATCTTGCAATACGAATGTGAGCAGGGTAATTACAGCATGTTTGGTTTCCCTCAAGGGGAGAACTATTACAGCAGCTATCAACCGTTCAAAACGCTATCCCGCTAATGCCTGCAGTTACTCAACGTATTGCTAATTTCTTTGGTGGTGTCTCTCAGCAAGCAGATAATAAGAAGCTTCCGACTCAGGTTAAGTCTTGCTTGAATGCTTACCCTGACATCACCTTTGGCTTGATCAAACGATCTGGTGGTCAGTTTATTGCAGAACTGAAGAATGCTGCTGGTGTCGTTTATAGCCCGACTACTTTCGACAACGGTAAGTGGTTCTCGATCTTTAGAGATGGTACTGAGAAGTATCTAGGTGTTATCAAAGGTACTGGTATCTATGTCTGGGATATTCAGACTGGAGCACCTAAGACTGTCACCATGGTAGGGAGTGCTAGCAGTTATCTGACAGGTACGATCCCCTCGGACTACCAGACCCTCAGCATTAACGATTACACCTACATTACCAATCGTAAGAAGGTCGTCACTGCTCAGGCCACCCCCGCTGCTCAGGTCGCTAATAGGGCCTTTGTATCGATCAGGGCATTGGTCTATAACTCGACCTATAACATCATCCTGAACGGTACGACCTATAGCTACACGAGCCCTACAGACGCCACTGGTGGCCCTTTGACGGTCGATAAGATCCTCAATAGTACGTCGGCTAACCCTAATCAAGGTCTACGTAAACAGATCGATGACTTGGCTGCCTTCACGGCTACGGCTGCAGGGGCTGGCTTTGTCATTGAAAGTGCTTCAGCCTTTACCATCTCGGTTAATGGTGGTTCTACAGGTGATGCCCTAGAGGTCTTTCAGCTTAGTGTCCCGAACATTAGCAAGCTCCCGACCCAATGTAAGAATGGGTACGTGGTTAAGGTTGCTAACACTCAGGAAGAGAACGACGATTACTACGTTGAGTTCAAAGCTGACAATGGTACCTATGGCCCTGGTGTATGGGAAGAGACTAGATCTCCTGATGTCTCCCCTGGCTTCACGAACTCGACCATGCCCCATGAGCTAGTAAGGCTCAGTAATGGGACGTTTGAGTTTAGAGAGGTCTCCTGGGAGGATAGGCTTGTTGGAGATGATACGTCTAACCCCCAGCCTAGTTTTGTCGGTAGTAATATCGAGCAAATGTTCTTTTATCGGAATAGGCTCGGTATCTTGACCCAGAATAATGTGGTCATGTCCCAATCAGGTGACTACGTTAACTTCTATGCGCAATCCGCATTAACTAACGCAGACTCTGATTCTATCGACGTAACGGTATCTACGACCAAGCCAGCTACGTTGAAGGCAGTAGTCCCTGTAGTTCAGGGTTTGGTCCTCTTTAGTGCCAACGAGCAGTTCCTATTGTCTGCCACCTCTGAGTCCCTGACACCCTCATCGGTCAATGTCAAGACGATCTCTCGATATGACTACGACCCCCTCAATAACCCTGCTGACCTAGGGACCACTATTGCCTTTATCGCTAAGAGCCCAGCTTATACTAGGGTTCATGAGATGGAGACGCTTGGTGGTGAGGAATCACCCTTTGTCGAAGATAAGACGAGGGTAGTCCCTGAATACATCCCTAGCTCGATTGATCTTATTGCAGGCTCTGGTCAAAGCTCCTTGCTTGCTCTAGGGTCTTCTACTAGCCGTGATGTCTACCTCTTCTCCTACTTCTCAACTGGTCAAAAGAGGCTGAGTGAGGCTTGGTTCCAATGGAAGCTGTCTGGCATTCTTCAATATCATGTGATCGACAATGATGTCTATTGGGCAGTTACCAAGCAGGCATCTAGTTATGTCATTCAGAAGCACAATTTGATCCAAAGCCCTCAGTCCTCTACCCTCCAGACAACTGATGGTAGTCGGATTGATCCTAGGCTTGACATGTGGAAGTCGAATGCAACGACTGTCTTAAGTGGTGATAACACTAAGGTCTATCTGCCGTTTAAGCATGACTCTAGTTTGCCCCTTTGTATTGTCATTGCTAACTCGACAACTAGCGGTCCTGATTATTCCAACTCTGGTACGATCTTCCTGCCATCGACCATTGCACAAGATGGTACTGGCTGGTATGCCTTGATTGAAAATAGGAACCTCACTACTGAGAATCTTATTGTCGGTTACTGCTACAACTACGAGGTTGAGCTACCTAAAATCTATTACCGCTCTGGTGATAATGGAGAGGTCACTGACTATTCGGCTTATCTGACAATTGCCAGGATGAAGTTCATCTTTGGTTTGACTGGTGATGTTAGCTTCCAATTAAAGGCTAAGGGGCGATCTGATTGGCAAACCTTGGCTGGTACTAAGACTCTGAACGTCTATAAGCTGAACGACATTCCCTTTGTAGCTGAGGGTATCTATACCTTACCCATCCATCAACGGACTGATAACTTCTCAGTCAAAGTTACTTCTAACACACCTTTTCCTGTGAGTTTGATTTCTATGATCTGGGAAGGTAATTATTCCCCTAGGTTCTATACGAGGAAGTATTGATAT